TAAATGATGTAAGTGTAACAACATATTCAACATCGGTAGATAGTAGAATTGTAAGTTTATCAAACACATCAACTGCATCTACAAATAGGTTAAGTAGAATTGAAGAAAGCACTTCATCATTAAATACTTTTAGTGCTAGTGTATTAGGACACATTACCGACATCAATACTAAAACTGGTTCATTTGAAAATAAATTTACTACACTTCAAACTTTAACCGCATCGGTTCAATCACAAATTAGTAGAATACAAGAATCAACTGCATCATTAAACACATACACTGGGTCTAATGAAGTAAAATGGAATTCTATTAAAATCACAACTGCATCTTTAAGTGCAAGTTTACATGAACATGACTTATATACTGCATCAGTTGCAGGAACAAATCAATTTACGGCATCGGTATTAAATAGATTTACAAGAATTGAAGAAAGTACCGCAAGTTTGAATTCATTTACTGCAAGTAACGCAAACACTTCTTTGAACGAAGCAACTTCATCCTATGAATTAAAAGGTACAAATATCGTTAGTGGTAGTTCTCAACTTACATCATCATATGATACAAGATATTCTTTGAGTGGAAGTATATTAACATCATTCTCACAATCAATAGATGCTAGATTAGATGACGTTGAATATACGGCATCTATTTCAGTAGGAGCGGGATTATCAAATGTATTGACGGGAATAAATCAACATACGGCTTCTATATTATTGTATACTGGAAGTGCAAATGATAGATTTACAAATATAGAAGCAGCGACTTCATCTTATGAAACAACTGGTAGAGGAATAGTTAGTGGTAGTTCACAAGTAACGTCATTATTGCCAACAGGAGTAATTTCATCATCTGCACAAATTGATACATTATTTAACATTGATGGTTTAGTTTCGGGCTCATCACAAATCACTCCATTATTACCAACAGGTGTAGTAAGTGGTTCAGCTCAAACAATTGCAAACTTACCAACAGGTGTAGTAAGTGGTTCTTCACAATTATTAGATAGTTCTACTATTCATAGTGGTTCTACAAACAATTATCAATTTAACTCAATTGGTGTTGGTTCTACAACTGCGGCAAGTGGAGTGAATGGTGAAATTAGAGCACAAGGTGATATTACCGCATTCTATTCTTCGGATGAAAGATTGAAGGAAAATATTCAACCAATAGTAGACGCATTATCAAAAGTTGAATCAATTAGTGGTAACACATACGATTGGAAAGAAGGATTCGAAACAATACATTCTCATACAGGACATGACATTGGTGTAATTGCACAAGAAATTGAAAAAGTATTACCTGAAGTTGTAACTAATAGAGAAACCGGTTATAAAGCGGTTCAATACGAAAAGATTGTACCATTGTTAATTGAAGCAATAAAAGAATTATCAGCTAAAGTTAAGGAATTGGAAAGCAAATAGATATTTATACATATTACATAACAACGGACTAAAAAGAAGGTAAACTAAATGGCACTTAAATTTAGACGTGGGACAGCCGCACAAAAATCAGGCTCATTGGCTTTTGGAGAACCATATGTGAACACCACATTGGGAACATTACAAGTTGGTTTAGACACAGGAGATGTAACACTTACATCGGTAGGCCCAACAACTCAATTTCAAATACAATCAGTATCGGCATCTGCATTTGTTTCGGCATCAAGTATATACTCTACAAATGGAATAACCGGTTCAATTGCAGCAACAAACGGAATAGTTTCAGGTTCATCACAAGTATCATATACTGGGTTAAATAACATACCAAGCGGAATCATATCTTCTTCTGCACAAATTGATACAATATTTAACATTGATGGTTTAGTATCAGGTTCAACACAAATAACACCATTATTACCAACTGGTACAGTTTCAGGTTCATCTCAAATTTCTTATGTAGGATTGAGTAATGTACCAAGTGGAATTATTTCATCATCAGCACAAATAGATACATTATTTAATATAGATGGATTGGTTTCCGGTTCTTCACAAATTGACGCAACTTCAACCACAAACTGGTCAACGGGTATTAAAACTCAATTAGATTCTAATACAGTAATTTCTGGTTCTTCACAAATCACATATGTAAATATTAATTCTATCCCTATTGGTATAGTATCGGGGTCTAGTCAAATCGTTGGTTCTTCGATTAGTACAAATACTATATCATTGAATGGAACTTCGGTTGCATTGGGTGGAACGGCAACAATACCAAATTTAGTTTCTGGTTCATCTCAAATAAGTTATTTAAGTCTTTCTTCAATTCCTTCTGGAATCGTATCGGGTTCATCACAAATAACTTTTAGTGGAATTAGTTCATTACCTACTTTAGTTAGTGGTAGTTCTCAAATTACATACGCAAATGTTTCTTCTATTCCGGCTGGCATAGTAAGTGGTTCATCACAAGTAACATTATCATCAACTACTGGGTATGGTTCAGTATTAAACCAAGCGGTATTAACTTCATCTTCTCCAACCTTCGCAGGTTTGACAATTAATGGAGCAATAACTGCAACGGGTGATATTACAGCATTCTTTACTTCGGATAAAAGACATAAGAATAACATTCAAACTATTCCAAACGCTTTAGAAAAGGTATTAAAATTGAATGGTGTAACTTGGGAATGGAATGATGACGTACATGAAGTAACAAAATCAACTCCTAAAACAGGTTTGATAGCACAAGAAGTACAAGAAGTTTTACCAGAAGTAGTTAAAACAAGAGACGATGGCTTCTTAGCATTAGACTATTCAAAAATGATGGGTTTAATGGTAGAGGCAATCAAAGAACAACAAACACAAATTCATTCTTTAACTTTAGAAATCGAAAAGTTAAAAGAACCAAAAGGTTTATAATTAATGTATGATGTTTATTACACTACCGCAGGAGGACCCTGGTTCAATAGCGGTGCTGATATATGGGTAACCAATTGGATAAAAGAAGTGGCACCTCATTTAGAAGTCAAGCCACTCCTGCTTTTCCATAGACACAAACCTACAAATTACGAAGAATTTCCAATCGATATAGACCATATTTGGGAAACATCCGAAGATAAAATTATTGAAATATTAGAAGGTGCAAGACGTATACATATATTACATGGTCATTATACTCCAACCAGAGCTATTCATCAAAACCTGGAAAAGATTGATTCGATTGTATTCCATAATTTAACCAAAGTGTCTTTAATGGCACAACAAAGTAAAGATGAATATCTACATTGGTATGGAAATTGGGAATATGAAAATGAATTAATAAATAAAATTAAAAATAAAGTTTGGGTAGGATTGTATCATTTTCCATATGAAACGGAAAACTTACATCACATTCCAAATAATTATGAATTTACACAAAACAAAGAACTTTCAAACTCAATAGAATTAGGATACGCGGCAAGAGTTGAAGGTAGAAAGAATGTTGAATATATGGATGGTTTGGGTGGATTCATTTCTACAAATTCAGAAACATTCAACAAATATTATAAAAAGAAATATGGATACAAATTTGAAAAAACAAAAATTTACAAGTTTGATTACAAATATAAAGAAAGGTTCTACGGACTTGATTGGGGAATATCTCACTCTTGCTTTGAATATGAACCCTTCGGATATGGAATATTTGAAGCAGTTGATTGGGGTAAACTTCCAATACTACATGAAAAATGGTACGTTCCACTTGATTATAAATACAAAGCGAATAATAAGGAAACATTTAAGGAAACCTACGAGACAATTTGTAAAGATGATTGGGAAACGAAGAAAAATGAATTTGAAAAACTTAAAAATTGGATGATAGAACACTTCTCTAATAAGGATGTGTGGAAAGAAAAACTTTTAGATATTTATAACGGAGAATAATACTTAAACGATGGCAAAAACAAATTTATCATTAGGTAATTTATATAGAGCAACACAAGGTACTGTAAGAACAAGTCAAGCCGTATCTATGAATGCAATGAACGCAGCAGCTGGAACAACCGCAGCATTTAGTTCTTTTGCAATTGATTCTGTAACTATAAATTTACCAACATTTACTTATATAGTAGAAAGTACCGAAGAAACGGCAACGTTTTCATTTGGTTCAGCAGGTTCTTTACATGGAACTAGAGTTGGAAGTGTAGCAGCAAACTATTCGGTAACATTTGATAACGCAAACTTTTCGGTAGGTTCTCCAACATTAGGAGCATCTCCATCGTTTCCAATCACACCGGCATCAATTGCTACATCAAACTATGCCGAAGCACAATCTATATTATCTATGACATATGTAGATGGATATAACACAGCAGCAACAAACTATAATACCGCAGCTACAAAAACTTTATACGCAGTAGATGTTTATAATACAATTAACCAACCTGACTTTTGTTTATTATTTGGTACAAAAATACAATTAGCAAATGGTTCGGAAGTAAATGTTGAAGATTTGAGTATTGGTGATGAAATAAAAGCATGGGTTCCAACGGACTTACCAGATGAAACATTGGATGGTGCAGATAATGGTGAATTAGAATGGAGATTTTATCAAAAAGATGAAATATCTGGAACTGCACAAAATGTAACCGTTTCGGATTTAACTTTTAACTTCGCAGAAGGATATTTTTCAATCAACAATGGTTTAATAAAAGCAACTGAAACTCACCCATTATATGTTTGGTGTAACGATATCAAAAAATATAGATTCAAAAATGTTGGTGACATTCTTCCAGGAGACAAATTAGTAATGCAAGATGAAACGGAAGTGGTTGTATTTAATATTCAATTAGTAACTGCAGATGTTGAAATCGTAACTGTAAATGTGGAAAATGCCGATGTTTATATTTCAAATGGTTTAATTTCACACAATAAAGGAACGACAACGCAATCATCTATACCAGGTACTGGATTAAAAATGTATATTGAACCAGCTAAAACATCTTCGTTTGCAGCAGGAACATTACCAGCAACGGGTACACCTGTTGTTGATATATTGGATATGAGTGGGTATAACACAGGATTTAGACCAGGTCTACAATTACCATTAGGATTAGCAAATGGTAACCCGTCATATAACAATGGTGCAAGTAGAAAGGAAAGATATTATTCATTCAATGGTACTTCTAACTTATTTTATAAAGATATTACATCAAATATAAATGGTGGATATCCACAATTCAACACTAATACCGGTACTATTCATATGTGGGTAAGACCTACAACAACATTGGGAACTACTTCTAGATTTATATTTGACTATGCAGGGTTTTATGGTTTAGCAATTGAATCAACTGATAGTTCTACTTTGAATAGAGTAAAATTTTATGGTAGTACATTAGGAAATAGTACACAATTAACGACTTCATTATCATCAAATGTTTGGTATATGATTTCAGTAGCATTTCAACCTAGTGGAACTTGTACAGTTTATGTCGATGGTTCATCAGTTGGAACATTTAGTTCTGCAGCATTTACAGCACCATCTTCAACCGATTATATAACAATTGGTTCAAATAGTGGTAGAACATCTTTTTGGAATGGACAAGTTGGACCTGTATTGTTTTATAGTGTATTACAAGATTCAACTGCAATAAGCAGAACATATAGTTATTTTTCTCCGAACTATAAATAATATTTATTGTTTTGGTTGAAATTTTTATATTTATATTGAGAATTAATAAATTAAATTAAAGCATATAAAATGGCAGAAAAGATAGTATCACCAGGCGTATTTACAAAAGAAAACGACCTTTCATTCTTACAACAAGGTGTAGCTGACATCGGAGCAGCATTCATTG